ACATTTTAACTGCGGCATTCAGCCGTCCCGATTTTTATCTGGGAAAGTTAGTTCACGTAAGTTTACACTATTTTATAAGCACGATACCGACGATACGTAATAAGTCGCTTGACCGGAATTCGTGCTGCGTACGCGTCTTTATACGCGCTTGTAGGTGTAATCTACAATTATTAGCTTTTTATGATTTAAACGAGGAAAAATGAGCCCCCTTTATTTATAGGGTTAAACATAGTTTTAACTCATCTACATTTAATAGGTAGATCAGTGCTGCTTCAAAACAGGATGATAGCTCGATGATTCCCACTGTGCAGCTGCTAGAGCATATATGGTTTGCAACCTAACAGCAAGTATTTGTTCCCACTCAGTGGAACTCTGCGCCTTTGAGGGAAGGCCGAAAACCCTTAGACCAATATGGACAATTTACATATTAATAATTCTTTTGAACAAGAATCTCAAACATGTTCTCCCGAGCGTTTTAACGCTCAAAGTGGCGTGGTAGATATAGACATGTCACGGCTTCAATTAATTTTGAAGTCAACACTACCACGTAACTCATCATACATGACTCGCCTTTTTGGTGAAACATGTGATACGGAAGAGCTTGTCTATGCTCACATTAATCTTTTTTATAGGATGAAGGAATGTAAGACTTTAACTAATTTCATTCTCACTATTCATTCTTATTATAAAGATATTCTAGGTCATCATAAATATGGTGATTTTACTCGACAGTATGAGAAATACATACTGATTTTTATCGCTCTTTGCTTTGGTGTTCAAACCACCTTTTTAGGACCCAAGAGTGACCACCGAGACAAACTTCACCGGTTTGTCGCTCAATCCGATACTGACAAGAACCGATTTAAACAGGTCTTGTCCGATTTACGCTCGTACTTATCCGATAAGGATAGAGTACTAAACAGCGATTTTGCTCAAAAATTTGGGCAATTTTGCTCGCTACTAGTGTGCACTCCGTTTTTTGTTAAAATGGGCGTAGATGCCACTACTTTTGGTTTTAGTGATGTTCTTCAGAACAAGCTAAAAAAACAATACCAAAAGAAACATATCGCAGAACTATCCTTATCAATTTTGGATGGTGCTGTTTACATTTTAGACAAAGTCTCCTTATATTTAGAGACAGGTAATCGATCAGCTTTCTTTATTGATGATAAAGAAGTTGCCGATTACGAAGAGCAATACACTAAATTATCACATTATAGTGATTTACCCAGTTCTATGGCTAACATGGGCTGGTCAGTTAGAGATTATCTTACCGAATGTGATTTGTGTATTGAGCGTGGCAAGAAATTATTAGCATTTTTTGCAAACGACAAATTTAAGGTTAGTGTCCTGAAGAACCAACAGGCACAACTTTCTCGTTTTAAACTTAGAGCTATGGATAAGCTCCAAGTCTTACAAGAACGAGAGGCACCTTTGGGATTCTGTTTTTATGGTCCCCCTGGTGTTGGTAAAAGTGCATTAATTGATAAATTTATGCATTGTTTATACCAAAATGAACGTGATATCAAAGGTGAAGGCAAATCATATGATCCTTCACTTAAATATATGTACAATGAGGATGATGAATATTTCTCAGAATTTAAAGTTTCTCATGAGATATGTGTCATTGATGATGTTGATCAATTTAAAGATGAAATAAACGTTCAAAAGAAAGGAGGTGCTATGGCAAAAGCCATTTACCTCATTAACCCTATCCCCTATATGACCAATCAGGCCGCTTTAGAGGATAAAGGTATGATACCGTTCATGTGTCGTTACGTTGTAGCAACAACTAACACGTATGACGGTGGTATTAGTAAGATTTTCCGCCCGCAGGGTGGAGCTTACAGACGATTTGTATTTGTAGAAGTCTCAGTTAAACCTGAATTTTGCAAACCTGGAACCACGCAATTGCGTGGTGATATATCTGACGAAGGATACAAAAATCACGATCTCCATAATTTTAGAGTTCGCATGTATCAGTCAAATAGTGATAAATCTAGACCTGTATATTATAATAAAAGTACAGACAAATTTGTTACTAATCGTAATGTTCCCTTCATGTCAATGGGAGAATTGTCCCATTTCATGTACCATCATGTCCAAAAACCCCATTATCGTCAAAATAATTTGACTAAGAAAAGTGTTGAACATTTTTTGAATATGGAGTTATGTGATGAATGCAAAAATATTGGTGAATGGTGTAAATGTGCCAAAGCACAGTCCCATTTTTCCATCGAAGAGGAATTATTATCACAACCTTCGAGAGACATGATTGGCTATATAGCTAGTCTTGTTATGTTGTTTCACTTGTTCTATGTATGGTTTTTATATATTACGCATTTGATCATAGAAAAAGCTTCTCGCAACGATCGTCCTAATTGGGCGACTAAAAAACTAATAGCACATGTCAAGAACATGCCAAACCAGTTCCGCTTACCTAAGTGGTTTCTATATGTCCCTAATTGGGCATTATCATATTTTTTATGTGAATACTGGCATAATTGGTTGCATGTTAAATGTCAACAAGTATCTGAACATGGTCTCCTTATGACAAGTTATTGTCAAAGTAGAGACTTTCGTCGTAAAGTTTTTAAATTCGCGACTTTGGTTGGCATTTTTGCTATAGTTTCACGCATCGTAACTACATACGTATGCTTAAGTTCTTCGCAGTCACTTTTTGAAGATGATGAAACTAAAAGCGAAGTGAAAAATGTTTGGAAAGTTAAATATCAAGATATTAGCAAGTTAAATTCATCTTGCACTACTATATCATATGATGAACTTTCATCTCGTATAGAGAAAAACATTTGTCAATTAGTAGCCAAAATTGGTAATGGCCATAATGCTTTTACTAATGCTTTAGGTTACAAGGGAAATTTAATGTTTGTGCCATTACATTGGTATACAGGCATAAAAGAACATTTCCCAATCCGCTTGGATATTATAAGAGAGGACGTGCAGGTCACTGCAGGGCCTAATCGTTACGATGTACTTGTTGATGAAAATAATTTCGTTCATGTGAGTACACATAACCAAGAGGATGTAATTCTTTTACAAATTAGTGCTGTAGGCACTTTTCGTGACATTTCCAAGTTTATTCCCAATCAAGTGATGGATGGGAAGATGGAAGGTCAATTAATAGTTCGTAAAAGAAACGGAGAGCTTTCACATAGAAAAGTAAAAGCTTTCCATAAGACTCTCGTGTACTACAAATCTGAGAGTCAAACTCACCAATATTTAGGCTATGAAGCTTCTGTTTCGGAAGAAACTAATTTTGGTGATTGTGGTGCCCCCTACATTATTAAAGCACAAAATGGTGTTTATATAGGAGGTATCCACATAGCCGGACGTAAAGCAAGTGGTCTTTTAAGACCCCTTACTTATATTTGTCCGCTTCACAATTGGGATTATATTTCTCGCACTTTCGTACCTGCTTCATATGATGGTATAGATTTAAATAAAACTTATCTCACCACAGAAGACTTACAGGTCAAACCAGTGCAACACAGGAAGTGCCCAATTCGTTCTACTAAAGGTGGTACGTTGCAAATTTATGGTTCGATTAACTCTCATAGAAGAGCCATCAAAACCCAAGTTTGCGACACGCTAATGTGTGAAGATGTCTTACAGCATTATAATTTGTTGGAGACTAAACACATAGCGCCCCGGGGCATTTCGTCCCACCAGGCTGCTGTCAACAATTTAGAACCCATGTTTGACAAGCCTACTTTTCCACAAAAATATGTGGATCGTGCACAAGATGCTCTCTACGAATGGTATTCGAGAGAAATCGAATTGTGTGATATTGATATGCCTAGTGGACCTCTAGATTTAGATTCCGCTATTAATGGCATAGATGGCATAGCTTATATGGAGCGAATGCCTCTTAAAACATCTGGTGGTTTTGCTCACAAAGGTTCTAAATCTAAATATTTAGAGTTATGTACTGACGATGAAAACCACGAGGTTCTATATCGTTTTAAAAATGAAATCCAATCAGAATATGATAATATGCTACATAATTACCGAGAAGGTAAACGAAGTAACATAATTTGGGATTTCAATTTTAAAGACGAACCAATCACCCATGAAAAATTGGCTAAACAAAAATGCCGCATTTTCAACAGCGGTCCTTGTGCATTTATTGCATTGGAGCGCCAATTTTATTTATGGTGTATACCATTTTTTAGTGGTCGTTTCCGACATAAATTTGGAATGGCTATTGGCGCCAATTGTTTTAGCAATGATTGGAAGACTCTTTATGAATACGTCACTCAACATGGTGAAAACCAGGTTATAGCTGGTGACTATTCGAAATTCGATAAGCGAATGTCTTCTCAATGATGCTTGCAGCTTTTAACGTATTAGTTAAATTAATGCGTGATGCAGGCTGGCATGAAGAGGACATTCAAGTAGCTATTGGTATTGCAACCGATATATGCTACCCTGTTTCAAATGCCTTTGGCACTATTATTGAAACGGATGGGAGTAATCCATCTGGTCATTCATTGACAACAGTCATTAATGGCATGGTAAATATCATGTACATTATGATTGCTTGTATGGAAATAGAGGATAAACAAGGAATCAATTATATTAATTATGATTATTTCCCTAGATATTGTTCTATTCTAACATATGGTGATGATAATTGTATGTCATGCAAATATAAGTGGATGAACCATGTTGCTATTTCAGCAGCATTAGACAAATATGGCGTTGTTTACACTTCTGCCGATAAAAAGTCTAAATTAGTACCTTTCATCAACGCTAGAGATCTTGATTTTCTTAAAAGAAAATTTATGAAAGATGTTCATGGTGAAGGTACTATTGCATGTCCTCTTGATGAGGACTCAATTTTGAAGATGCTCACTGTTGTTGTCAAAAGTAATACAATTACTTTTGATCAGCAGTGCGCTGAAGTTATCTTAGCTGCAAATCGTGAATATTTCCAATATGGAAAAGGAGTTTGCAACGCTAAAAAAGAATTTTTGGACTATTTGGTCGATAAATATGATTTACGGCCTTACTTACCTGAAGGTGTGTTATATGATTATGACACCTTTCATTGTAAAATTTTTGATAATAATTAGACCGCGATGTCTCAAAACTAATTGACCGAAAAGTCTCGAAACTATACGACCGCGATGTCAGAAAAACTACGACAATCCTTATTTTTCGGGTATTGCCCGTTGTCATACTAGAATGCCAAAAATTCAAATTAAGCCGGAGGGCATAAATTTTCGCAGCTCATGCTGCTCAAATACAGGTTGTACCTGTAAATATTGCTTTTATCATTCTCCTGATGATGATCGCGCCGTGGATTATCTTAACCATTTGTTCCGTCGTCATGACAATGAACAAAAGGAGGATATTCCATCATCTGATCCTGTAGCACAATCAGGGACAGAGAAAAATCTTGAGGTCAACGAAACTTCTGCTGGTATCGATCATGAGACTAATGTAGAATTTTCTGATCCAGTGAAACAGTACGATTTAGTAGTCGGACGTAAACTGGAGGATATGACATATAAAATTTCTGAGGTTGGTAAAGAAGATGACTTATCTACTTTTATGAGTAGACCTATACGCATCTTCACAAAAACTTGGGAAGTAGGTGAAACTCCCAATTATGTTACCGCATTCAATCCTTGGTTATTGTTTTTACAAGATTCCAAAGTTGTTAACAAAATTGAGACTTTTAAGTTGTTACAAGGAACACTAATGCTCAAGATAATGGTTAACGGTTCACCTTTCCACTATGGTAAGATGTTTGTGGGTGTTAGACCAACTCGTTATGATAATAACACTGTTTTGGTGGATCCTGTTACACCAGTACTTACAACTACCTATGTTGATTTCAATACAGCCACATATAAGAATGTTAATGTTAATGCTACCTTATATAGTCAACGGCCTCATGTGTTTCTAGATCCTTCTACCAACCAACCTCAGTCGATTGAGTGGCCATTTTTTGTAGCTGGTAATTACATTGATTTAACAGATATTGAGACAATCAATCGTATGGGTGTTATAGAGATGTGGGAATTGTCTAAACTGAAACATGCAAATGGCGCCACTGACCCCGTAGAAATTTCTATTTTTGCTTGGATGACTAATGTATCATTCGCTGGTCTTACTGCTGGTCCTGTTGCTACTGCACAGTCTGGTTTAGAGAAAAGGCCTAAAAAGAAAAAGGGAACTGGTAAAGCACCTAAGTTTAACGGTATGTCTAAAGCCGAACAAGGCGAGTACAAAAAAGACGGTATAATTTCCGCTCCTGCTAGTACTGTTAAGGAACTTGCTGATTATTTCACAGCAATACCAGTAATAGGTCCTTTTGCCAAAGCAACAAGCATAGGTGCTGGTGCCGTTAGTAGTATAGCCAAACTTTTTGGATATGCTAGACCACCTATTCTCACTGACACTGTATTTGTTAGACCACAAAATATTGGTAATCTCGCAAATACTAGTGGTTCTGACCCAATACAAAAATTGTCATTAGACCCTAAACAGGAGCTTACTATTGATCCTGGGACTGTTGGACTAACTCCTGATGATCAGATGGCTTTCGGTTACATTACGAAACGCGAAGCTTTCATTGACAATTTTCAATGGAACACCTTGACAACTCAAAATACTGGTCTTATATATTCTATAGTTGTTCATCCAACTATTGCCCCTAAATATAGACTAGATGGTCAGCCTGTCTTTGCAAACACTCCTTTATCATTAGTCTGTAGACCTTTTGGATATTGGAGTGGTTCATTACGCTATCGTTTTCAGATAGTTGCCTCGCAATTTCATAGAGGTAGACTTATGTTTGTATATGAACCAACTTTCAATGTGAGTGGTACAGTACAAGATACTAATGATAGGTTTGCTCACATTATAGACATTTCTGAAGAAAGAGATGTCACTTTTGAAGTCAATTGGACTCAGCAAAATGCTTATGGCCAATTAGACGATTTTCCACTTGGTGATACGACTATTGAAGGTAATGGCAATTTTACCACAGACTTTAGTGAGTACGTAAATGGCAGAATTTCTGTCTTTGTTGTTAACCAGTTGGCAGCACCCACTGATGGTGCTAATGTAGAAGTAAATGTTTTTATTTCTGCAGGTGATTCTTTTGAGGTTAAGATGCCTGTCTCTATGGGGTCGGCAGCTTATGCGCGGAGTAACATTCCTGTAGGACCACCAGCACTAGCACAATCTGGTAAAGAGGTTGCTTCTGGAGCAACTGTGACTAGTGCCGAAAATATGCCTGAACAAGACACTATGTATGTCTTGAACGGCAAACCCACCTGCGCATATGCTGAACAGTCAGATGTGTATTTTGGTGAGGCCACAGTATCTTGCAGATCTCTTATGAAGAGATACTGTTTTCATAGAGTTCTTGCTCTACAACCTAATGAAACCGGGTCCATTTATTTAAATGTTTGGGATCAATACAATTTCCCAAATGGACCTGGTCCCACTTATGGTAGTTCACAGGCTAGTCCCCTTACTCGTATAGCGGGTCCCGCAGATTACAACATCTGTGCTATGACTTATTTACGGTGGTTTGGACAGGCCTTTATTGGCTACCGTGGCGGAATTAGGTGGAAAATTACGTTTTTCAACGAAGACATGGATATCATGTCTGTTCGCGTTGTTAGAGATCAAGAGGTAGGTGAAACCAATGAATCATTGGTTTCAACAGCGGTATTTACTGGCACAACATCTAAAAATAAAGTGTCACAGAACTTTCTAGTTGAAAGAGTATACCGCAATACAATGGTGGGTGCTGCTGTTACAGCAGCAAATGTCAACCCAACCATTGAATATGAAATACCCTATTACAATAATTATAGGTTTACCGACATAAATGCGCCGAAGCTCAGTATCGAAGGTTATCACAAAAGTGATAGACATATGTTTTCGTATACTTCGCGCCATGAAAATAGTAACAATTATTCATGGATTGAGACACATTGCGCAATAGGAGAAGATTTTTCATTCTTCTTCTTCATTGGAGCACCACCATCAGTAATTGGTGATGCTTCTATAGTTGCACCTTTGTAACTATAATAGCCGTTTTAATATAAAAGACACATGCTTCATGTGTCTTTTCAAAAGACACATGGTCGGGCCATGTGAGCCTTAACGGCGGGAATACTTGGGATCTTTGGTGATACCAATCTCTGTACTTAAACTAGTAACACACTAGGGTTTTAAATCAGTGATTGGCTTCACTGATGGAATTTTCCCAAGTAGTGCGAAC